CTGAACCAGCCGTTTATGCGCATCGACCAGACTGCTTTTGTTAATGTGTCAATTTTTGACCGGAATTACATTGAGGCGTTGTTCGGCGGCGTGCAATATCCTGACGGAACATATGTAATTGACTGTGTTGAAGAGCTGATTGAGCATCAAAAGCTCTTTATGGAGGTCGTTTCGCAAATCAGAAGCGAGAATATGTTTACGTTCCCAGTGCTGACATACAGTTTGCTTTACCGTGACGGCAAATTCGTCGATGAAGAGTTCGCCAGATGGTGTTCCGACCACAATGTAACGTGGAATGACAGTAACTTCTTCATCAGCGGCGATGTAAACACGCTGAGTAACTGTTGCCGCCTGCTGTCTGATACCTCAAAACTCAATGCGTTCATCAACTCGATTGGCGGTACAGCGCTCTCCATCGGTTCTGTAAAGGTCAACACAATCAACCTCATGCGGATTGCGTTGGAAACTGAGTGCGACGAGAAAAAGTATCTTGCTCTGCTCAAAAAGCGTGCGTTGCTGTGTTGTAAGACACTCGATACTGTACGCCATATCATCCAGAGAAACGTTGAGAAGGGGTTGCTCCCCAACTATCAGGATGGCGCGGTCGAGATGGACAAGCAATACTGCACAATGGGTATCCTTGGTCTGTATGAAGTCATCGAGGCATTTGGTTACACCAAGACGGATGAGTTTGGTTACATCAGTTACACCGATGAAGGCATCGCTTTTGCAAGCAAAATCTTTGAGGTACTGAATGAGGTCAAGGACAACTTCACCGATGCTTACTCTTTCAACATCGAGAGTGTTCCTGCAGAGCGTGCGGCAGTTATCCTGTGCCAGAAAGACAACGTTCTGTACGACCACAATGACAAGTTCATCTACTCGAACCAGTGGATTCCGCTGTCTGCGAAATGCACCATTCAGGAGAAGCTCCGCCTCAGCTCAATCCTTGATGAAAAGTGTTCTGGCGGCAGCATCGCGCACATCAATTTGGAATCCAACTTCCCGAATACGGAAACAGCGTGGAAGATGCTGAACAAGATTGCTCAGGCTGGCGTGATTTACTTTGCGTTCAACACCCGTATCAACGAGTGCAAGAACCATCACGGCTTTGTTGGCACTGACCATTGCCCGGTATGCGGTGAGCCTGTCTTTGATACATATCAGCGCATTGTTGGGTATCTCGTCCCATCAAGGGCTTACTCCAAAGACCGTTTCCGTGAGTTTAACACAAGACAGTGGTACAGCTATGCGGAGGCTATGAGCGAATGAGAGTAAAGACAATTGTGGATGAAGACTTCACTAATTATAAAAAGCCAGCGATGTTCATTGGAACGATTTCTTGTGGCGGTAAATGCTGTATTGAAGCAGGTATCCCGTTGTCGGTCTGTCAAAATGATGGGTGGCGTGCAAGCGCCCCCATCAGTATTGACGACGAACAACTGTGCCTCCGGTATCTGAATAATCCGCTTACGGAATCAATCGTGTTTGGTGGGCTTGAACCGCTTGAACAATTTGATGAGCTGTGTTCGTTTCTTGAGGTTCTTCGCGGTCAATTCCAGTGCAAAGACGACGTTGTCATTTATACTGGTTACTACTTTGAAGAAGTCCCTGAATGGATTCAACAGCTTGCCACTTATGGAAATGTGATTGTGAAGTTCGGACGATACATCCCAAACCAAAAGCACATATTTGATGAAGTGCTTGGCGTCGAGCTCGCTTCTGATAATCAATACGCAGAGCGGTTCGACAGTTAAACATATTGGAGAAGACATCAATGAAAATCAACATCAATCCAGACAAAGAGTTCGTTAACGATATGCGCAAAGCATTGAAAGACAATAATGGCTTCTGCCCATGCTCCCTCGAAAAGAACGAGGATACAAAGTGTATGTGTAAGGAATTCAGAGAGATGGCAAGTGGAACCTGCCACTGCGGTCTCTATACAAAAACAGAGTAAAACGTCCGAACGAAAATAAGGAGGACATATGATTAAACGCACAATCAAAGAAACTGTCCGCGAGTACGATGCGGACGGAAAAGTCGTGAGAGAAACGGTCACTGAAACGACCGAGGATGACGATACCATGTATTTTCCACCATTCCAAACCTACCAAGAAACGGTTAAGCCTTGGTGGGGTGAGCCATCTTGTACTTGCAAAACAAATAGCTAAGGAGGACACAATGCAGAGAGTTGGAGAATTTGAAAAGGTCAGCTTTGAACAGTTCAGTGACGCGATGAAAGATGAATTCTATAGGGGGCAGGAATTGCCGCCTGCAATCGAAGATGACCTTAAAAAGATGTGGGAGGAAATTGCACTCCCCAGCAGAGCAACGACTGGCTCCGCCGGTTATGACTTTAAGGCACCGTTTACATTTGAGATGCGCCCCGGCGAAACAATGAAGATTCCCACCGGTATCAGAGTGAAGATTGACGAGGGCTGGTGGCTCGGTTGCCTGCCGCGTAGTGGTCTGGGCTTCAAGTTCCGTATGCAGTTTGACAATACGATGGGCGTTATCGACAGCGATTATTACTTCTCCGACAACGAGGGGCACATCTTCGCCAAGATTACAAACGACAGCAAGAGTCAAAAGATTGTGCACGTTGAAGCCGGTAACGGCTTTATGCAGGCAATCTTCATTCCGTATGGGATTACATACTCCGATGATACAACCGGCGTCAGAAACGGCGGTATGGGCTCCACGGACAGCAAGGCGTAAGAGGAACCACACATGAAAGACTCATCTTCGAAAGGTCTTGGATTGTGCGATGTACTCGCCGTAGTTTTTATCGTTCTAAAGCTGATTGGCGTGATTGACTGGAGCTGGTGGTGGGTACTTGCGCCTGTCTGGATTCCGGTTATTATCGTAGTCATTGCTTACATAGTAATCAGTATCGTTGATTAGGTTCCTTATTACTCAAGAGGTAGACATGGGGCTGGCTTCACTGCCAGCCCTTTCTTTTTTACATACGCGCAGCGCACGAGGAGGCGAGATTATTAACACCCTGCAAATCCCATTTTGGGAAAGGTACACACTGACAATTCAGGAGGCATCACAATACTTCCGCATCGGAGAAACTAAGCTGCGTAAGATTGTCAGCGAAAACAAAGACGCTGATTTTGTTCTTTGGAATGGCACACGCCCACAGATTAAACGTACAAAATTCGAGCGGTTTGTTGACCAACTCAACCTTATATGACATCTAACTTGAAAGTGAATCCAGACTATGGTATATTGAGAATGCCATGTTGATATTCATTTTCAGACAAAAAGGAGTAGCCATGCCTGAAAAAAGAAAAGACAACAAAGGCAGAGTTCTGAGAGAAGGTGAGGTGCAGAGAAGCGACGGGAAGTATATGTACCGCTATACTGATTCTGGTGGAGTACGCCGAGCGATTTATAGCTGGAAGCTTGTAGAGTCAGATAAAGCGCCTGATGGTAAGCGTAGCACAGAACCATTAAGGACTCAGATAAAACGAATCCAAAGGGATATTGATGACGGCATCAGCTCCCATACGGCGTACAGGATGACGCTGAACAGCTTTTATGATGCCTACATTGAGACCAAGTATGAGCTTAAAGCATCTACAAGAACCAACTATAAGTATATGTACAGGAAGTATGTACAGGACGAAATAGGCGCGAAAAACATTGCCGACATCAAGTATAGCGATATCAAGCGGTTTTACATCCACCTCATTAAAGATATTGGATTTAAGCCAAACAGTATGGAGATAATTCATACGATTCTTCATCCGGTCTTTAATGTAGCAGTGAGGGATGGGTTCATAAGAACAAACCCTACCGATGGTGTGATTGCAGAAATCAAGAAGAGTCATAACTGGGAGAAGCCAAAGCGTCATGCGTTGACAGAGACACAGCAGAATAGGTTCCTCGATTTTGTTTCCAGTTCGAAAACGTACAAACACTGGATGCCGCTGTTTACGGTCATGCTTGGGACAGGCGCACGCATAGGAGAAATCCTCGGATTGAGATGGGAAGATTGCGATTTCACGCAGAATATTATTGACATTAACCATAATTTGATATATCGTCAACAAGAAAGCGGGAAGATGGAGCTCCACATCACTACTCCGAAGACACGGGCTGGCACGCGAATCATTCCAATGTTTTCTGACGTGCGAGCAGCTTTACTCCAGATTCGATTGAAACATATGGAGGAAGGCTTCAACGAGTGCGAGGTTGATGGATACACGAACTTCATTTTTAAGAACCGGTTCGGAGAGATGCTAAATCCACACGTCATCAATAGAGCGCTTGAGAGAATTATTCGTGACTGCAATGCCGAGGAAACAGAGCGTGCAGAACAAGAACACCGAGAACCAGTTTTACTTCCACACTTCAGCGCACACAATCTCAGACACACATTCTGTACTCGCCTTTGCGAGAACGAAACAAACCTAAAGGTAATCCAAGAGATTATGGGGCATCGAAACATCGAGACAACGATGGATGTCTACAACGAAGCGACCAAGGAAAAGAAGATGTCCAGCTTCGCAAATCTTGAAGGAAAAATCAGAGTGTCCTAAGCTGGGTTTGACACCAGTTTTGACACCAATTGACCGAAAAGTTATAAGAATTTATGAGAACTTACGTTATTGTAAAAGTCCTCAAAACGTTGTGACACAAGGGTTATAAGAACTTATGAGAAGTTACGATGATACCGAGATAATATTCCCGACGATGAAGCCGCTCGGAGAGTAATACTTGAAAAATGTTCTGAAATGGGTTAAAAACAAGGAAAAACGACTGTTTTAAGAGTGAAAAGTTGTAGTATTTGAGAAGCGATTTTCATTTTACCCCAGCTTTACCCCATTTCATTTCAAAACCCCAGAGTTACCCCAGCAAAATTACGCGGGTTGAGAAGTTGAAATATGGAGGGTTGGAAGAGCCTCTTATTTCAAAAACAATTTTAGATCGGCAAGATCACCCAAGCGATGCTTGGTGAAGAGTGTGGAGTAGTTGCCATACTCTTGTTTGACAAAATCGTTTTGCCTCTCGACAATAAAAGTTGCCAGATACCTTCCGTGCGAAGATGCCTGACTGGATGGCTCATTATGTGGCAGACTTTACTACTTGACAAATTCGGGTGAAGCACTTATAATATACTTAGGAGTAGAAATACTCTTAACAGGGGTGTATCTCAGCCCTAAGTGAGAAAGTTATCGAGTGAGTTTCTCTTGACTCTATGATCAAGAAAGTTACAAGTGAGTGTTTCGCTACTCAGAATGCGATTGTAACAGGAGGGCGGGCTTCGTGCCCGCCCTTTCTGTTTGAATGGAGGGAATATGGAAAGCATAAAGATTTATGAAATTGATGCAGCGTATATTGACTACTTGGTTCCATATGCGCCACACCTTTTTCATAATCGTCAAAAGGGACAAGCTAATGAACGAAAGTACATAGGGGTAGTTTTACAGATCAATGGCTTTGACTATTTTGCCCCGCTTTCCTCATTCAAACCAAAGCATAGAAAGATGAAGGAAGGGCTTGATTTCCTAAAGGTTGAGGATTATGCTGTAATCAATTTGAATAATATGTTCCCCGTTCCTATTTCGGAGTGCCGATATGTGAATTTTAACCAGGTAAGAGACCCGTCATATAGGTCACTTCTTTTGGCAGAATATCGGTTCATTAAATCAATTCAAGAGAAAATCAGAAAGAACGCAGCTGCTTTATATAAGCATAAGCAAATAAATGGTGACAAGACACCGTTGGCGAAAAGGTGTAATGACTTCGTATTGTTGGAAACGAAGTGTAAAGAATATCGTCACAAGTAAAACCTTCTATGGGAGCTGGCTTAATGCTGGCTCCCTATTTTTTTATAAAACAAGGGTACAGATTTCCTCGACGGATTTCTGTACCCTATTTTTTTGCCAGCGGAGCCGCTGGGCAACGCAGGAGCGGCGATTAAATTGTTCGAGGGTAGTTTCACCTTTAAGATTTGAAGCGCTCAGAGGGGTTGTAAATGGCTTTTACAAAGGTTTGTTAAATCTGGTACATTTACAGTGTCCATAGGGATCGCTATGCCTCAACCAATAGCTGCTAACCTCAACGGTGCGCCCACAATTCTGGCAGAGGCATTTCCAGCGAGTTTCATTACCTTTGATCCTTTCGTTTTTTACCGGCTCGATTACTTTAAGAAAGCCGAACGTCTGATTTGTAAGGTCATGCTTGATCTGAGATCGGGTGCAACCGCAGGATCTGGTTTTTCCATTGCGGAGACTATCGGAGAGGACAGACACGATATTTCCGCATTTGCATTCGCAAATCCATTTCGTTTTACCTGGTTTTGAGTCTGGGTCTTTCTCTATTACTTTCAACTTGCCAAATGTTTTGCCCCTCAAATCAATGAGGGTGGGAGAGGGAGTATGCCGAAGACAGCCGCATGATTTTGTACCATTGGTTCGTAGCAGATTTGTAGAGGACACGACAACGGTATTGCCGCACTCACACCGGCACAACCACATAGGACGGCCTGGTTTTCTGTCCTCAACCCTTTTTATAACGGTCAGCATATCGAATGTGCGGTCGGTAAGATCTATCAGCTTTCCCATTGAAATCCTCCTCAAGAGATCTTGATTTTTCCTTCGAGGTTGGAGAAAGATTCCTTCTTCTTTTCCTTCGTAGCTTCGGCATAGATGTTCATGGTAGTTTCAATATCAGCATGACCCATGATTTCCTGAATGACTTTGATATTCCGCTCGTTTTCACAAAACCGCGTACAGAAAGTATGACGCAGATTATGAGCAGAAAAATGACGAATCAATACAGGATCTCGCCCCTCTTGATCGGCCAGCACCGTTTCATCTTCGATGTAGGCGGCACAAATACGGTCAATAGCTCGGTTGACACTATGAGGAGAGAGAGGATCGCCGTAGCGGTTTTGGAAGATGAAGCCAGTATACCCGTCAACAACAGACTCATTGAACCCGACTATCTTTTGTGTTTCCCATTCTGACTGCAGAGCGGCTTTGACCTCTGATAACATAGGCACAATACGGACGCCGGCGCTTGTTTTTGGTGTTACGATATGGAAACGCGCCTTTTCGTCTTCCTCATACTTTCGGTAGACCATATTGTGGTTGATACTGATGATCCCTTCGTCAAAGTCGCAGTCTTCCCAGCGCAGGCCAATGGCTTCACCGATACGGCATCCAGTACCAAGCAAAACAGTGAACAAAGGGAGCCAATGATTATAAACTTTGTGATTTCTCATATAGTCAATAAATGCCGTCTGCTCCGCGATGGTCAGTGCGTGACGCTTTGGCTTCTCCCAGTTGTGGCTCTTTTTGATTTCCGCCATCGCTCCGGTAGCCGGGTTGATACGGATGTAGTTATCACGGACGGCCAGAGTAAATACGGGGTGAATGATAGTGTGAATAATTTCCATAGAGTTAGGCTTAAAGCCCTTCTCTTTGATGAGCTTGTTATAGAAAGCCTTGACATCTGAATATTTGATACTGGCTATCTTTTTCTTGCCAATATCATTCCTCACATACTTGTTATACATATAGAGGTAATTGCTACGAGTGGTATCTTTCAGCTCGGGCTTGTTTGCCATATACAGCTCGAACAGATCATTGAGCGTAGCCTTGTTTTCGACCGCAGCCTTGATACCGTCTTCCAGATCACGGTTGATTTTGCGTTCCTTTTCTCTCAGACTAAGGTCGTCTTTACAGCCCGGAGGAACGCGGTCGGTGGGAACGAGCCGCTTACTATACACGTCATGACGGATGCCGTCAGCATCAGTGTAACGATATCGGTACGACCCGTCTTTTCTCTGGGACTCGCCGTCTTTAAGGATACGGCCTTTGTTGTCCGTTCGTTTTAATCCAGCCATACTATCTCCTCCTTGCTTTTGTATGGGTGGTAATTCTCCAGTTACATAATATCTTGAGTGATTACCTGTGTCAAGAAGAAAATCATCATTTACTTACTCTTGAAATTTTCTATTGATTTTCGTAGTTGTTCGGTTTACAATGAAATTAAAAGTTGGGAGGTGCTATTATGCCAATGGCTGAGAAAATTCGGATTGCACTGATCAAGCGTAATATGAACCTGAAAGAGTTATCCTCTCGACTCGGATGTACCTCTCAAAATCTCAGCGGCAAGTTGAAGCGAGACAATTTCAGCGAGAGAGAATTGATAGAAATTGCCGACGCTATGGATTGTCATTTTGAAGGCCGGTTCATTAGTAATGATAACGGTGAAGAAGTCTAAAGCTATAAGAGCGTAGGGTTTTCACCTACGCTCTTTTTTTTGCATTTTCTAATTAGTGCCCCACCCGTTCCATTCAGAGCATCCGCCGTTGTATTTCCAAATGCAAAGATTGCACTTCCCATAGCACGGTTTCAAATTAGGCAAGGTAAATCCAAGCCAGATTGTGTCGTTAATGCTCATTGTCGGCACCTTCTTTCCGCTTTCCTACACAGCAGAACGGATCTTTAATCCCAGCAAAACTAAAATGATCTTCTGCGAAACAGTTGCCTTGTAGCTTGCACTCCCGGCAAAAGACTACATCAATTTGCTTCTCTTCTCTGGCGCGGCGATTCCAGGCTTCGATAGCAGCATTATTCAAAGTCTGGACAGGCCGATCATACCACCCTGCGTACATAGAGACTGTCGGGCCTCTCGTGTGGCATTTGTTGCAACGAACTGTAACGACGACCAGTTTATCGCATCTCCCTGTTTCGGGGTTCCACTTCGTATTACTGCTTGCTTTCTGATCGACTTTCAGCTTTGTGCTACCGCAAAATGGGCAAGGTAATGGCTTTAAGTTTAATTCGGGCATCGGTATCCTCCTCTTCGGACTCGTATCTTGGGCAGGGCGGCATAATCACTGCTCTTTGGTTTTTCAACCAATCGCACGGAACTAAGAAGTCCTTTTTATGCCTACAGGTAATGCAGTTCGCATTATTGCTCATGATCAGCACTTCCTTCTCCAATACGTCCGTTGCCAGTCTCTGCGGAATAAGTGGTGCCAGTCGTTACACTCTTGGCAGTGCCCATTACTGCCAAGGCATTCCTGGCAATGCCTGATGTGAGTTTGAACAAAGCAAACCAATCTCCACCGGATAAACTGCTTAAAGTTCATTTCGGTTCCTCCTCCGCTGGCTGCTGGAGCCAGTGTAGCCAATATTTGGCACGATGCGCCATGCTGTCGTAGCAAAGTTCTTCAAACAATTCTGCCAGCTCCTCGTCTGTCATGGAACGGATTTTCTGTGCATTCGTTTTCGCATTGAACTTCTTACCAGTCGCCTTTTCGTATCGAGCCGCCAATTTCTGCATTTGCTCGCTCATGGGCTTGCTCATACCGCCCCCTCCTCCGGCTTATGTCGGTAAAGCGTAAGACCGCGTGATTTGATGTCGTACTCAAAGTTTACGGCGGCATCGCCATTATGCCATGTTCCAACCAAAAATAGCTCGTTCGCCCAGCTTCCGACTTTCTCCATCTTCACAATGCCGTAGCATTCTAACTCTTTACACCATACAGGTTCACCGCGCATCTGTCGTAGCTCATCAAGCACCAGAGGATCATTGTGTACAGACTCTTGTTTATGTCTGATTTTATCGCTTTGGCACAATGGGCAAGATTTACAACGGCCTATTGGCTCATCGTCGTTGTCTCCATAGATTTGATAAGCACATCCATCTCCATCCGGCACGTAGCAGGGAGGTGTAATTTTTGCGCCACACCGTTGACCAACTGGAATGATTTTCCCGCTGTCTGTTTGACGATACACAATGCCGCTACACTTTGCACATTCGTTCTCCTGCTTCTGTTGGGTACGGAGGGCTGAGATTGC